TAATGTTTGAATATTTTTATAACGAAAGTATGAGAAGAATGACAATTGCCTTTGGCCAATTGTTTAATAACATACAAATTAAAAGAAAAGACTCTAGTGATAATGTAATACAATCTATTAGAGTTCCTTTATCATATGCTCCAAAAGAAAAGTTTTTAGTAAGATTAGATCAACAGCCATCTTTAGATGAAAGAGAGTTTTCTATTACATTACCTCGTATGTCATTTGAAATATCAGGCATTACATATGACCCTAGTAGAAAATTAAATCGTATTCAAAAATTTAAATCAGTAAAAACGGCCGCTGAAGGCAAGATATTAGATTATAACTATATGCCTGTGCCTTATAATATTTCATACACCTTAAATGTATTTACAGCAACGGCTGAAGGAGGCCTACAAATAGTAGAACAAATATTACCTTTCTTTCAACCAGATTATACTGTGACTGTTAATGCTATACCAAGTTTAAATATCAAAAGAGATGTTCCTATTGTGTTAAATAGTGTAAATTATGATGATAGTTACAATGGTGATTTTACACAAAGAAGAGCAGTTATTTACACACTAGGATTTACTGCCAAAACGTATCTATTTGGACCTGCCAAAACTCAAAAAGTGATTAAAGAGGTTCAATCAGATGTACACACCGATACAACTGGTACAGAAAATAGAGAAGTTAGGATTACGGTAACACCAAATCCAACAACGGCCGACGCTGATGATGACTTTGGTTTTACAACAACTATTACAGATTTTACAGATAGTAAAAACTATAACCCAACTACAGGTGAGGACGAATAAATAGTAATATGCCCATTAATAGAGTAGGAACCAAAGGAATAGAAGACGGTGCTGTAGCAACGGCCGATTTAGCGGATAATGTTGTTACAAGTGACAAACTAGGTGATGGCCAAGTTACCAATGCCAAACTAGCAAACACTACAGTTACATTAGCTGGCTCGTCTGTTAGTTTAGGTGGTTCAGTATCATTTAATAATAAGTTTGTAGATTGGCAATCAGTTATTACAGCGGCTGGAGGTTCAAACACGGCCGTTTCAGGTCAAGGTTACTTTATAGACACAACATCAGCGGCTCACACAGTTACACTTCCTGCTTCAGCAAGTATAGGAGATTTTATTACCATTAAAGATTACGCTGGTACATTTGCCACAAACAATCTTACCATAGCTCGTAACGGACATAATATTCAAGGTGTCGCTAATGATTCTTTAATATCAACGAATCGTGCTAGTTTAGTATTAGTTTATGTAGATAGTACAAAAGGTTGGTTATATTGGGAAGAGCATAATGTGGCTGATTTACAGGCTGCTGCTTTCATATCTGCTACAGGTGGGACAGTAGCAGAATCAGGCGATTACAAAATTCACACATTTACTGGTGATGGTTGTTTTGTTGTTTCTTGTGCTGGTAATCCATTAGGTTCAACACAAGTAGATTATCTTGTGATTGCTGGTGGTGGTGGAGGATCATTGTTTGCTGCTTCTGGTGCTGGTGGTTATAGAGAATCACATTCAACTTGTGTTTCTGGACCATACACAGCAAGTCCTTTAGCAACACCGACAGGTATTACTATAAGTGCCACAACTTATCCTATAACAGTAGGTGGAGGAGGTTCTGGAGGAACAGGTGATACACCAAACGGTTCAAATTCAGTTTTTTCAACTATTACATCAGCTGGTGGAGGTGGTATTGATATTCAATGTAGTGCTCCTTTTGGAGTTCCAGGAAATAGAATCTGGCAAGGTTTAGCTGGTGGTTCAGGTGGTGGCACAGCGATACAATTAAATATAGTTCCTACTAGAAATGGAGGTTCTGGCAATACACCACCAGTAAGTCCATCTCAAGGAAATCCAGGAGGTCCTGGACCAGGACCCCAACCAAGTGGTGGAAGAGGTGGTTCAGGTGGAGGTGGTGCTGGAGCGGCAGGAACGGCGTCTTCAGGTCCACATATAACACCAGGTTTTCCTGGTGGAAACGGAGTAACAACATCTATTTCAGGTTCGCCAACTTCTTATGCTGGTGGCGGTGGCGGAGGAGCAAGAAGTGATGATGGTCCAGCACAAACAGGAGGATCAGGTGGTACTGGTGGCGGTGGTGACGGTGGCGATTCCAGACCTCCTACTTCAGGAGATAATGGAGGAGCAAATACTGGCGGAGGTGCTGGAGGAGGGGGTGGACAAGATGGTTCTGCATCTCCAGGTGGTTCAGGTGGTAAAGGAATCGTTGTAATACGATACAAATTTCAATAAGGAAATAGTATAAATATAGAGAAAGAGATTTAAAACTATGGCAATATCAAAAATAGGTTCAAAAGCACTTGTAGATTGTTCAGTTGCGGCTGTAGATATAGAAGACAGTTCTATTACATCTGCCAAACTTGCTGGTTCAATCGCTAACGCTAAACTCGCTAATTCAAGTATTACAGTCAATGGAACATCTGTTTCTTTAGGCGCTTCTGGTTCTATACCAGCCGTGTCTTGGCAATCTGTGATTACAGCAGATGGTTCAACAGGAACAACAGCAGTCGCTGGTAATGGATATTTCATAGATACAACAAGTGCCGCTCACACAATTACACTTCCAAGTTCACCTTCAATTGGTGATACAGTTGCCATTAAAGATTACGCTGGTACGTTTGGTACAAACAATTTAACAATCGCTAGAAATTCATCAAACATTCAAGGTGCCGCTAATGACTCATTGATTAGTACAAATAGAGCAAGTTTAACTTTAGTTTATGTTGACGCTACAAAAGGATGGCTATACGCCGTTGAGTCAAATGTGGGTAATTTAGGAAACTTTACATCTGCTACTGGAGGTACAGTAACAACATCTGGTGATTATAAAATTCACACTTTTACAGGTGACGGTTGTTTTGTGGTTTCTAATGTTGGTTTTGGAGGTGATGTAGATTATCTCGTAGTTGCTGGTGGAGGAGGTGGTGGAACAGGTTTATATACTCCAGGATCTTCTGGTGCAGGCGGTGGCGCTGGTGGTTATAGAGAATCTTCAGGTGCTGCTTCAGGTTGTTACACAGCAAGTCCATTAGGCGCTTGTGTTTCAGCTTTACCAGTTAGTGCTACAACATATCCAGTTACAGTCGGTGGCGGAGGTTCTGCAAGTGGAGATGGAAACCCATCTATTTTTTCAACAATTACATCTACAGGTGGTGGAGCAGGATCTGATTTAAATCCTTGTGGATCAGCTGGAACAGGTGGATCAGGAGGTGGTGGAGCAGGAGCAGGAGGTAATACTCCAGGGGCTGCAGGAAATACACCACCCGTTAGTCCACCGCAAGGAAATGCTGGGGCAGATGGAATGGGTACTCCAGAATATTATGGTGGTGGCGGTGGTGGAGCTTCTGCTGCAGGAACAACACCAGGTGGAGCAGGAGGAGCAGGATCATCAAATTCAATAACAGGTTCATCAGTAAATTACTCAGGTGGAGGAGGTGGAGGTGTTCAATCTCCAAATCCACCAGCACCAGGTGGAGTAGGTGGAGGTGGAGCAGGTGGAGTTGCAACTGTTGGTACAGCAGGCACAGCTAACACTGGAGGTGGTGGAGGAGGTGGAGGATATCCAGGATCCTCTCCAGTGCCATCAAGAGCTGGCGGAGCAGGCGGTAAAGGAATTGTAATTATAAGATACAGATACCAATAATTAAAACTGTTATATATACTATATTATTTTGAAAACGAGGAACATATAAAATGAACTTGAAAAATTACTACTACTATTTTCAATCAGCGTTATCACCTAAATTGTGTGATGAAATCATAAACTACGGTAAACAACATCAAGCCGAAATGGCTGTTACAGGTGGCTACGATAGATCAAACGGTAAGATGTCTAAAAAAGACATTAACAATATGCAGAAGAAAAGAAAGTCTGATATTGTTTGGATGGCCGATAGATGGATATACAAAGAAATTCACCCTTACATACATCAAGCAAATAGAGATGCTGGTTGGAACTTTGAATGGGACTGGTCAGAGTCTTGTCAATTTACAAAGTACGGCGTAGGACAATATTATGGTTGGCATTGTGATAGTTGGGAAGTACCGTATCAAAGAGAAAAGTTAGAAGATGGTACCTATCCAATGGACCACGGAAAAATTAGAAAGTTATCAGTAACAATTTCATTAAACGACCCAAGTGAATATGTGGGTGGTAATTTAGAGTTTGATTTTAGAAATCAATTAGATTGGGAAAGAAACAAAAAGAAAGCGATTAAGTCTTGTGACGAAATAAGACCTCGTGGTTCGATTATAGTCTTTCCTAGTTTTTGCTGGCATAGAGTGGCGCCAGTAACAAGTGGTACAAGGTATTCACTAGTGATTTGGAATTTAGGGTACCCTTTTAGATAATGTATATATAGATGACAAGGAGAAAATAATGGCAGTTACAGCGAACAAAGACATAATGAGAACAGATTGGTACTTTAGTACCCCTGTGTATAGTATTGAAAAACCGGAATGGTTACCGAGCGCTATCAAGGCGACAGATAAGTTTATAGATGAAGCTTATAAAAGAGAACAACCAAAACTAAAAGAACGAAAAAAGTTTTTAGGTAATAAAGATTATCTAAAAGTAAAAGACCACGGAATGAGTT